AAGATAACTTCTTGATTATCTAAATGTTCTTTAACATTTTTAGGAGCACCCTCGATTATATCTTCAGTAAGTAGTTGTGTCTCTTTACCAGTAAGAGCTTTGTCAATAGTTAACAGTTTCTTTTTGGTATTTTCTGCAGACTGTTTAGCAGAACGTAGAGTTTGTTCTGCTTGTGCAACTTTCTTACGAGTGCGTGCTAGAATTTCTTTAACTGACTTCTTGGCTTTCTGTTGTACTATCTTCTTTGGTTTCGGTGGTGTTATTTCTTGCAAGTCTTTTTCTAAGTCCGACATGTGATATGTATCTTCCTGTTTTCCTATGTAGCCATTTAGCCGTTTCTCTTAATGAACAAGTTTTAGTATATTCTTTTGCTTGTCTAAGAGCATCTAATTCTTCTGATACAGGTTCTATGTAATTAGGATCCTGTGATTGTTTGAAACCAAAAGGGATAGTTCTAGCTTTTTTCTTGATCTTTATTGGTTCCATCTTTTGCTGGTAATATGAATACGCCATGTATAGCTTTCATATTAACATCTAATTGATCTTTTTTACCTAAACCCACCCTATCTAATACTGAGTTTGCAGCTGCTAGACGAATGTTAGAGTGTGGTGTAGTCCCGTCTTCGTCTAGTAGGTCTATTAACCGAGTAGCTGCTTTGGCAGAATGTGTAGATAAGTGAGTTTCTGCTAATTCTGTTATCTCTCTTTTGAGATTACGCACAACTTTAGGATAGCTATGGTCAGAATAACCAGCTATTCTTGCTGCTTCTCTTGGATTCCCTTTCGCTTCTCCGAACAATGCGTTTAGAAACACCTCTTGCATGTCTGTTAAGTTTCTTTTTTGAGTCTTTGTTATAGAAGAATCCATGATTTGCGTTTATTATCTCCATTATTTCCTTAAAAGGAAGTTTTTTAGTTTTGTTTATGTCTAGATCTAGCATAATTTGTATATTATTCGTGATGACCCTTGTTAACTTAAGTGTTATGTGCGTGTATGTGTGTCCTTTGAATAATATATAGTACCTATTATAGTGCTGATTAACAATTTTGTCAAGTATTTTTTTAAAATAATTGTATCTGCGACACTATGGCAATAGACAAAATTGGAAATAGGGTGTATAATATTCATAGGAACCCCAGGGGAGCCTTTACACCCATACCATACCTATTTATACAATCCCCTAGGGGATACTTTGGTAGTTTTTATACGAATATAGCTAGAATATTGTACCCTATAATATAGCCCGATAGTGGTTTACGTTAACCTTGGGGATTTTCTGGTGATTGCATATATACATATAGGAGGAGGTGGCTGTTCCCTTGCGCTCCCCTTGGTTTTTCTTTGCTTTTTGTTTATTATCTTTTTTGAGTACCTTTAAATATCCCTTGGGGTTCCCTTGGGTTCTCTTGGTTAC